CCGCGTAATCATCGCTTGTCCCACTGCCGGTGTAAGCATGGTCCACCGTGGCCGTGTGGCTTGCCAGAACGCCGGGAATCGCCACGTTCTGGGTCTTGACGCCGGTGTTTTCATCCTCCACCCACGCAGTTCCGATGGTGGCGGTATAGGTCTTGACGGAGGAAATTTCCGGCAACTGGCTTGCAGGCACCTTGCCGTCCGTGCCCAGAGCCGCCACGCCGCCCGCCGTGCCCTTTTCCGTAGATGCAATGGCTCCGATAGCGTCCGGGGTAATGGGGTCACTGCCGTTTGTCCCGTGCTGGATGGCGTGTTTCCCCGCCGCCTTGCCGTTCCACGCGGTTTTCTGCGCGGCGGTCACGTGAATGTCGCTGTTGCCAATGTGCCCAGGGACTTCCTTCAGCGCCGTGTTGAACGCCGTCTCCGTGCCGGAATACCCGGCTTCCACGGCGGTCTGGTACGCGCTCTTGCCGTCCGTGCCCTTTACACCGGCGGGGCCTTGCGGGCCTTCCGGGCCGATGGCACCCTGCACACCCTGTATGCCCTGAATGCCCTGCTCACCTTGCGGACCCTGTGCGCCAGTATCGCCCTTCGGGCCTTGCACACCTTGCTTGCCTTCTGGACCCTGCGGGCCTTCCGGGCCTTGCAGTTTGCCAACGCTTACCCAGTCCGAAGCAATCTCAGACCAGATGTAGCACTCACGGTCTGCTTCCACCATATACATCTTGTCGTTTCCGGCGGGGATGGCGTTCCGCAGCGCTGCAAGAGTGGGGTAAATATCCTCAATGTAAAGGCTGGTTCCGTCCTTGCCGGGAGCGCCTGCTGGGCCCTGCGCACCAGTGGGGCCCTGTGCGCCTGCGGGGCCTTGGGGACCTGCGGGGCCCTGAATGCCCTGTGCACCCTGGTCTCCCTTGGGACCCTGCGCACCGGCCACTCCCTGGATACCCTGCGGGCCTCTTGCGCCCTGTGCGCCCTGCTCGCCCTGTACGCCCTGCGGGCCTTGAGGCCCGCGCACGTTTACACTCTGGGGCGGTGACGTTACATTTTGCAGGGAAAAGGACATAACGCCGTTAATGTCCACACTGGGGACGATGGCGGGGCCCACCGGGCCCTGTGCTCCGGTTGCTCCGGTTGCTCCGGTCTCGCCCTTGTCGCCTTTTTCGCCTTTTTCGCCCTTCACGCCGGCGACCACGGTCACGCCGTTCTGGTCCTTTACCGTGCCGTTGGTGAACTGCATCCGGCTCCGCTGGGGGAGCGCCTGTCCGTCCGGGCCGATAATCAGGTGGCCGGAGGAGCCGGTGGCCTGCCAGACCTTGCCGTCCGTGCTGACCTCCAGCACCTTGTCCGCGTTCAGCCGGATGTACTTGAATCCGGCCTCGTTCTGCGGCAGCAGCACCGCCGTTTCTACGCCTAGATTTTCCAGCGCCGGGATCAGGGTCTCGTTCATGTAGGTCTGAAGAGCCTTGCCGCCCTCGTCGAACTTGTTTTTCAGCTCGGCGGAGGTCATGCCGCCAACGTCATTGGGTTCATCGTCCAACGCCGCAATGATCGCCATGTTTTTGTTGAATTTTTCAATCGCCACAGGTTACACCTCCGTTTTTGGCACTTCGCCGGTCTCGTTGATTTTCCGCTGCAACTGGCCGTATCCGGCCCCGCCCCGAATGGGGACGGATTCCTCTTCGGTAACAGGCTGCTCGCCCTCTGCTCCCGGCTGACCACCCATCATGGCACGTTCCTGCTGCTGGAGGGCTTGGATCAGCGCCTCCTTGTCGGTGATCTGTCCGGCGGGCAGCCGTTTCAGGTATTCCACCGTGGAGATCTTGCCCTGCATCAGCAGGTTATCAAGGGTCTGCATGGCGGCGATCTCGCTCCAGTAGGAAGCCGCGCCCGCGTCCAGTCCGATAGTGAAGGGGATCTCCTTCAGGATGGAGAAATCAAAGGGAACCACCAATTTGCTGTTGTCATAGGGGTTGGAGATCTCCACATACCGTTCTCCGTAGTATTCGCCCATGAACTCCATGTAGATGCGGCCCAGATCCTCAATGCTCTGCAAGAGGTTCTGCTTCGTCAGTTCCATGGGCGTTGCTGCCGCCCGCTGCAAGGCGATGATGGCGGAGGTGTTGTCCGGGCGGGTATCGCCCAGCGCCACGTCCGACGCACCGAGGAACTTCTGCGTGTAGCTGATGGCAATATCAATAAACTGGCTGATCTGGGGGGAGATGCTGGCGGGGTCAATGATCTTCGCCACGCCCTCCACACGGAATAGCCCCGCCGATCTTGTTCGTCCACTTGGCTACCTTGGTGGAATCGTATACCACCTTCGGGTATGCCAGCGTCATAAGAGAGATCATGGACATGGCGAACAGCTTATTGACAAAGATCTGGTTGGGCAGCAGGCCGGTAATCATGGCCTGTCCGTGATAGCAGTCCTGCACATAGTCCCAGTTCATCCACGTCAGGGGATACAGCTTGATACCGAGGTCCAAATCGCCCCGGATCTCCGCCTGCCGGGTACACTCGTAGGCGTGGACGGTGCCGGTCTCGTCATCCTTCCACAGCCGAAGCAGCACCGTCACCTTGTTCCCGCTGCCGCTCATGGAATCCATGTAGTTGTTGCCGCAGTCCTTATTGTCCGGCTGGATCTCGTCCGGGTCCTTGCCGTACCGCTTGGCCCGCTTCCGGGCCTCGCTCAGCAGCATCCGCCGTTCCAGAATGATGTAGGGCTGGCTCTGCACGTCCCGGTTGTTGGGATTGCCGAACAAAACCTGCGTATTCATCAGGACTTCCGTGCGGATGGCCCCCTTGCTGGCCTGTCCGGTCTCCGCCGTATCGTCCCAGTAAGTATACATACAGCCGTCACCGTCCACGGCGGCATTGCGGGTATACTCCCGGATGCGCCCGCCGATGCTGTTGTGCTCGAAGATGGACGCGAACTGATCGTTGAGAATGTCGGCCACCAGCTCCAAAGTCTGCGTGTTCCGCTCCCCGCTGGAGGACATAGCCCGCGCCCACAGCTTCAGATTGTCCGTGGAGATATTCGCCACGGAGAACAGCACAACCCGCTTCAGAAAGTTAAATACGGGGGTGGGGAGGCCATTGCTCTGCACGCCCTCCCACTGCTTCCCTATGAAGAAATTTTCGTTGGTCTCCACGCAGTCATAGAGGTCAATACCGCTGTTAAAGCTGATGCCTGCACTGTATTCCTTACCGACCCGTTCCGGGGTCATCGTCTGTTTGCTCATGGGTTCACCCCTTTATTTTACATTTCCGGTATAGCGGAGCTGCACGTCCGTCTCCAGCACTGTTGCGGTAGACGATGCCGATTTGCTCTTGAATACCAGCTTGTAGAAGGTGGCCTTCTTCACCTTCATCTTCACCCGTCGCACCTGCGGCTTTCGGTTGGTTCCGAAGGACCAGTGGGAGAAGTCCGCATGGGTAAAGGTGGTCAGGCCGGAGGATACGATTTTCTCCGGGTAGTCACTGCGGCGGTTGGTCTCCACCGTCACGTGTACGCGGGCATTGCTTTCCGGCTGAATCGCCACGAAGATCAGAGGGCTGTATTTCAGCACCCAGTCCCGGTCAAAATCCATGGAGCCGGTGGCCGCGTATGCGTCAATGTCCTTGCCGTCATCGTTCCGGTACTGCCGGGAAAGATGCACCACGCCGCCGTCAGGCCGGAAGCCGTAGGTCTCCAGCCCTATTTCCACCATGGCCCGGAAGCTCAATCCGGTGTAGAGATACCATGCGTCCGCGCCGTAGTTCAAGATCAGCGCCTTGTCTCCGTACATCCACCAGTATTCCTGCGCCGATTTCCGGTTGAAGGTCCGAGTCTCTGCCATATCAAAACCTTGCAGCGTCACTTCTACCCGGTCGGAGATCCGTTCCGCGTTCCGCTCGTCAAAGGTGATATTTCCGCTGGTGGATACGCTCCGCCACCGGTACACCGCCTGATCGTCCAGCGTCAGGGGGTTGTTATCCAAAATGTCCACCTGCCCCGGAGCCTTGTTGCCGAACTGCCGGTTGACAGGGGTCACATAAAACGCCGCCGTGGTGACGTCCGTAGCCGTTACCAGCGTGGAATAGCTCATGGAGTAGGTGGCGTCCTGTTTGAACACCACCAGCCGTGCGTAATGACGCACCATGCCGGTGATAGGCGTGTTGGCCTCGCCAACCTCCGCCTCGTACAGATCCGGGAAGTATTCCGCCGAAGGCTTGCCAGTGGCGGAATCAATGCCGGAGTAAATGGTCTTGTTGGTGCCGTCTCCGTATAGAAACACGCGGCTGTCCGTCTGGCCGTTGTAAAGCTCGGAGAAGCGCATCCCCGTTACCTGCGCCCGCTCTCCGTTGCCGCTGCGGTAAATCAGCTCCAGCGTGTTGACACCGGCGGCTGGAGCAGGGGTGATGGTGAAAGTCCGTGCCTTCAGGTCGGAGGTAAAGGTCTGCGCCTTGTCTCCGATCTTCACGGAGATGATCTCGTCCACCGTCTTTTCCGGGATGTGGAAAACCGTCTCCTTGCCGTCGGGGGAATACAGCACCTTCCGCTTGCCCGTCAGCCGGTTTACGTTTTCCAGCAGAAACCCACCGCCCGCAGGCGTGGTGGCGTTCATCACCGTGGGGATATAGCCCTCCACCGCCGCAAAGCTGCTGTTTTCCTTGCCGTCCCAGCTCATGTATTCATGGCCGTTCAGCAGGTAAACCTTGTTGGAAAACCCGAAGAACGAGGTTTGGTCCTGCGTACACTGGCCCACAACCTTGGTTGTTGCCGCTGCCGGGTCCAGAGAGAAGATCAGCCCGCCGAAGGCGGCAAGGGTCCGCTGCTTGCTGTCTACCACGCCCTCCCACGCGCCGGAGAAAACCGGGTTTGCTGTGGGGGCCGTGTGGCCGCTCTCCGCACACCATGCGTCCCATGCCGTTTTCAGGTTCAAAACCGTCTTGGTGCCGGGGCGGATTTGTAAATGCTTCTCCCGCGTCACACGGAAGTTCCGCATCTTGCTCATTTCGCCGTTCTTGATCTTGGTATCCCCGTCCGGGTTCTCGTTCAGGCCCAGAAACTGGCGGATCTTCAACACCTGAATATCGTTGCTGGATGTGATTTGAGCCATCGTCCGGGCCTCCTTTATCCGTAGGATAGATAACCGGCGGTCATTTCCCCGCCCGTCATTACGTCATCGTAGTCCTCGCCCTCGTCGAAATCGTTCACGATCTTCTCCACGGTTTTCTGCGCGCCCAGAACGCGGGTGACACAGAAATACCGGGCCGCGTCACAGATATGGGTGATCTCGTGGGGCTCCGTGGCGCAGTCCGAGGGGTTTTTCTCGTCATGCTGGATGGAGGGCAGGTTGCGGATCAGGCCCACGCAGTTTTCCGTTACCAGCAGTCCGGGCCGGTCCGTGTCGCTCTTCATGGGCTTCAGCAGCTCCTTAACGGCCATCCATCCCTGAACACGGTTGTTGCTGGCCTTCAGCAGCCCTAACCCGTTCTGTGCGAAGATCTCTGCCATGCTCCGCCCGCTGTCCTTCTGCCGGTTCCACATATCCGGCGGGGCAATGGTGAACTCAATGTG